CAGCCACTCCCTTAGCGGCTCGTGCTGATATTACATCAAGAATGACATCGAGTGTTCAACTGACAGTTAATGCTGCTGCCACTCAGATGCAAAGGGTAGGTAACTCTTATAGTATCTCAGGAAATAACGTGGATACAACTGATGGAACCACTGCTAACACAGTTAGTGCTGGTGCTATAAGTAGTGGTGTCTATGGTCCTGGAACTATTTCTGCTGTACAAGACGACCCAGGTGAGTCATTCAGCTTTGCAACTGCTTTCACTCAAGGCGATGCTTTACATACTGCTGGACCTGACGTAGGTGATGTTTCACCATTTTCTAATCAGTTATCTACTGCAGCTGGAAGTGCTGGATCCTTGGCTGGTACAGTAACTAGTCAGGGTGCCTTGACGGTAACTGCTGGCGGAGCTGGAACCACAGCTACTGGACAGTTCGTAACTGAATTAGAAATTAACTAGGAACCATGAAAAGGTTAATACCTTTATTGTTGCTATTAGGATATGGAACTGCTGCTAGAGCAGTTCCCGTGGTCCCGAACTTTACACAAGGCTCGATGACCACGCATACGGAGACCAACTCTACCGTGACAGAGACTATTAATTCAATTGACTATAGGACAGGATGGGAATACTCAGTAACAGGCGTAGGAGTGGACAACAATGGGAATCCAATCAACCCCAACGTCAACTCAAGTTCAGTAACCATAACACCATCAGTAGGAACCAACGGAGCAACCGACGGAGCAACTGGAGTATTAACGAGCTCATTCGACTCTCTGGATATGGACAGCGCAGGAAGTTATACGATATCAGAACCTGGGGGAGCATTTCAATTTTCCCAGACATATCAAGGACCCGGGATGACGAATCAGACGATCATACAACGCACCACCGTTATAGAAAGCGTAACAGATACAACAAGCGTCTTTACACAATAGGAAAGAAACTATGTCTAGTACTTGCAACAAGTGTCATTGCGACCCCTGCATATGCAGAAAGTGTAGGCGGAGTTAGTGCTACTGCTAATCCAATTGCAAACTCCTCTGGAAGTGTAACTAATCAAGCCATCCAGGTACTACAAGGTCCCTACATAACTAACACCTATGGCAACCAGATTAGTTGTCAAGGTGCTACTTTTAATGCGACTCCTTATATCCAATACAGTAACTCATGGAAAGATCCTTTTGAAAGGACTTACTTAGCGCCACAATATAATAACACTGACTTTACTGGACGTACTACAACTCAAACTATTACTGTAAAAAACTACCCTTGGTATGATGGTATTGCAAGAGGTCCTAACAATGCTGATGGAACAATGGGAGATATCATCTATGAAACAGATGGTGTTACACCTCAAACCATTGAAGAAGATTGGTATGATAACAGTGTAAAAACTAATCCTGATGGATCTATCATGCTGGATGATGATGAAAATCCAGTTCGTTACTTCCCTGATGGAGCTGACATGCCTATTGAAATAGAAGTAGATGGACCTGATGGTATTCCTGACAGTCCTGGTGAAGTTGTATGGGAGAAACCAGTTCGCACTGATATGAGTGCTAATAATAATTTTAACCTAGGTCTCTCTGCTACTTTATCAATACCCCTTGATAAAAAATTACAAAACCTTTGTAAGCAAGCTGCCACTACTCAGATCAATCAACAACAACAAATCACTGCTAATAAAAGATTAGATTTTGAGATCGCTAGATTGAAAAACTGCGGGGAACTTATGCAGAAGGGCATCATGTTCCATCCACGATCTCCTTATGCTGCTATCTGTGCAGACGTAGTAGTCTCAACACCCCCAGGAACTATCATACCTCATAGTCATGAGTTCCCTAGACCTACCTTCAATGAAGATGGTACTAATTCTTCTTCTCCTGAGACTTCTTCCTCTCCTTCTCAGCCTTCTCCCTCTCTTGGTGCTGCTTCGCAAAGTTTATCCCCAGCATCCCCTTCTTCTCTCGATACTTATTCGCCCGAAGTTCAGCCTGAGTCGGACGATAAGGAGTCTTCCCCATCTTCTTTTGGATGGCTCCGATGGCCTTTTTCACGGCAGGCTTCACCACCTTCAATAGAAGATCAGCCAGAGGCTTTGCTAGGAGGGCCGATCCAGTGGCCACCGTCGCAATTACCGCAGTAGTCGTTACAATTTGAGGTGCTGGAAGAAATGCTTCTACTGTTCCAATATCCTCATATAAAGTAACACATATCTTTTCACCATCAGGGTTCTTAGGATCCCTCTGCAACTCAAATCCAGAGACCTTCTCTTTCATGTTCTGTGCTACATCTCCTATACGAGGTGCCATAGGACCAGGACAGGGAGGGTCTTCCTTTGTATCTGAGGGAGTACCAGGAGGTTCTGGTGTCTCAGGAGTAGGTGTAGGAGGAGGGTCACCTACATCTACACCAGAATTAACCTCAGGAGGATCTCCATAAAAAGTTTCCCATTTTAATCTATTAGCTTGATAATCAATTGCTCTAAAACTGGGAGCACCTGAATCACACAGTACTGTATTACCTTTAGGATCATTATCTACTAACTGCTTATTTCTATTTCTTGTTCTAGCATTCTCTTTATGAACCTCTACACACCCAGCAATATTAACAACTGGTGTTCCTACCTGAACTACTACAGGAGGTTCTAACAAAGTAGCATTAGGTGGTTGAACTGTCCATATACGACTATCAGCAACTCTTATTGTTTGGGGACTCCTAACACCAATTGGTTGAACATTAACATCATTAATATTATTAACACCACCAATACCAACGTTCCCAACGCCAATATTATTAATACGAATCTCAGGAATCATTATAATCTCAACTTCATAGTAGATGATTCTACCATTTGAAGCTTCAAAGGTTTTTCCAGAAGATCTTTAATATTCATATATGCATAAGCCGTAAAAACTTGAGGGGTTATAAAAACAATCATTACCACAGTCCAAAAAAGATAGTAATAATTTTCCTTTCTGTGTGTTCTCATTATCGAGGTGGAGTTGTTTTTCTATAATCACCATTAGGTTCTACTTTCTTTAATCCCTTTACACCACCAGTCTTCTCTGGCCATGCTTCCCATAATGCCTTCTTAATTTCTTCTCGCACTATCAATCTAAGCTCAGTTGCTTCTGCTTGCATCCTTTTCTCAGGACCACCAGTTTGAACATCTATAATCTTACCTCCACCCACTACACCACCAGTGCCAACAACTGCTGCAGCGGTGGTATAAGTAGCAACTTTTTGTAAGTCCATTATGCTTCTTCTTCTTTCTTACTATTAGAATTAATACCTTTCTCAGCAGCATAGAGTGCGAAACTCTTGGTTGCTAATCCTTGCATCGTTTCTTTAATAGCCTGAGTATCTGCATCAGTACAAATATCTTCAGCAAAACACCCTACTACTGTACCTCCAACAATGGCAAGTTCTGCCACTACTACTGCAAATACTAAACGGAATGCCCATAGACCTCCGTTAAATCCTTTTGTTAATGCTCCCATTTGTTTAACCCTCTATTAGTGTACCTTTACCTCTACGTATCTCACGTAAAGTCTCGAAATCTTTCTGCTTAGTTCCACCATCATATTCCCAAGCATAACCATGTTCGATCATTTGTTCGTTGAGAGACACTTGTTCGTCGCCCACGTATAACCACCCAAGAAGCCTACCATACTTCCCAACGCCGCCGTGAAGCTCAGTACGAATAATGAGCTCATCATCGCCAGCCAAAACATCTTCCAATTCTTTTTTGAGCCAGTTGGTTGCATCTACACCTAACTCTTTTTCTTCGAGATCTCTTGTTCTTTTTTCTGGAGTATCGACTCCTGCAATGCGCACTCTCTCTTTTTTGTAGAGGTCGAAGCCGAGGTCAATTGTGACATCAATCGTATCTCCATCCAATACTTTGACTATCTCCGTCACTCGAAAGTTGTAGCAGCTCTTCCTGCTCGGTGGGGTCATGGCTCCCATTGAAAAATTCCGCAAGTGCATTATTTATATTAAAATCATTATCTTTCATCTTCTGTTCTGTTTCCCATGCCCTTATACTATTCATCCATGACTGAATAGTATTAACATTATCACTAGGAACATAAGGCTCACTGTGCATCTGATCTATTTCAGTTGCTCTAGATTCTTGTACTGCTTGAACCACAGCAACTATTCCTACCACTCCCAAAGCAAGTAATCCAAGTCTACTCATTACGTTTCATCTCCTGATTAGCCATTCTTAGTATATAGAATATGTAATATGATACACCTCCTAACAGGATTGTCAAGAGAAGGTTAACACTGTGTACTACTTCTTGCATTTTAAAGCACTTGAATAACTCCTAATACATCAGGAATTTCCATCATAAGTTTCTTTTCTATACCTTGCTTGAGAGTCATAGAACTCATAGCACATGTAGAACATGCACCACCTAATCTAACCTTTACAATTCCTCCATCACCTTCCTTGACACCATAATACATCCTAGTTGCTTCATCTAGGTTCCGATCTATCTCAACAAACTCTAACCATCCTCCATCTGCTTCGATGTAGGGAAGTAGTTCACTAAGAACTTCTATTACATTACTGTCGTTTAATTCCATGAGGATTAATTAATATTTGAAGACACAATAATCCCACTAATATAAGAATAATTTCAATAGAATGATTTAATTCCATCATCCATCATCCGTACTCTTGAGATGTTCATTTAAAAGATAAATCCATAAGACACCCATAACCATAACAATAGCAATTCTTATTGAACCCCAAGATGTATCTATCATAGATAAGCTTTTCCACTAAGAACTATAAAGGATAAAAAGATTATAGACCATATCATTAATCTATTTAACCATACTTGGTAAGAGTTATTCTGTTTTAATACTCTCATGACTAAAAATTAGTACAAAATATTGATCCTTCAAGCTGTATACAGTCTATACTATTAGGGTGAGAATGTAAATATGGAATGTCTTGAACTGCCTGATTTCTTGCTTGATAAGCATCTTCTGCATACTCGCAGATGCTTTGATGTTTCCTTACTGAGTCCATGTATTGGACAGTATAATGAGACACGATTTAAAGCCGTGGGCTCGCATAAATGTATTAATATTTATTTTACTTATGGGTATTATTAACTATTTTTATGTGAGTCCCAACACTAAATATGTCTCCATATCTTGAGTCCATAACTTACTCCAAGGACTATAGCAACTAGAATAATTAACTGCATCATAATAGAATGGCTCCAATAATAAATCCCTTAGCAAACGATACTACCAGCATTTGATAATCTGTCAAGCTAAACTTATCTTGAAACTTACGAGCAAGATCTCTATCCCACTCAACAACTTTATCAAATACTGCTTTGCCTTTTCCAGATAAATTTCCTGGACATTTAAATTTCATTTTTCTATACACTAGGATTTACAGGAGGTTCTCCAGATGCCTTTACTATTAATGGTGCTTGCTCAATTCTTATTGTCTGAGCAGGTGCTGCTTGAGTTGCCTTCTCAATCAACCTTTCCATATCTGCTTTAGAGATGTTGCCATTAGGACCACTACCACCACCTTCCATCTTCATAGTACCATCACCCTTCTTGGATGCTGTTTGAATTCCAAAGCTAGCTAAAACTCCTGTAAAAACCGAAGCTATAAAAGTTGGATCTATTTTCTGTTGAGGAACACCAGGTATGGCAACATAATTTAAAGTCAATATACCCCCGGACCACACAAGAACGCCCATTCGTACAAAAGTAGATATGATAGCTGCTTGTTCCTCCTGATCAGGAAGGATAGCATCTTTTACTTTACCAAAGACACCTTTCTTTTTCTCAGGTTTCTTTTCTTCCTTCTGAACTTCTTCAGGCATTTATTTTATAGCAAGATAGTGCTATTTATCAATAAAGCTTTTCTTCTTGACCCAATTCAATAGTACAATCAGAAGTAGGATAAGCTACACATGTAAGAACAAATCCTTTTTCTAATTGATCATCATCTAAGAAAGATTGATCCTCTTGATTCACTGTACCAGCCAATACTTTACCAGCACATGTAGAACATGCACCTGCACGACATGAATAAGGAGCATCAACACCCTCCTCTTCTGCCTTATCTAAAATATACTCATCTTCACCACATTCAAATGTAGTTTCTACTCCTTCTGCGTCTTTAAGAGTTACTGTATAAGAAGCCATGTGATTTAATCTTGCAACCACTATTATATATCACATTTATTGAGAAAAATCAATCCCTTACTGAGAATGAAAATCAATTGCTACAGTAGACCTAATGAACCTGCGGTTATTCCCACGCTTACAAAAAAACCAAATTCCAACAAGTCTTTTGCACCTGTTGGAATAGAAATTAAAGTTGTTATTACTACTA